GGCATAAAATAACACAAGCAAATATTGATCAATGGAAGGCCGATCCGCAGAACGGTGGATATATTTCACTAGATGCCATAGACAGTTCAATAATTTCTATTACTAAATTGTTTCAATTTTCAAATCAAACAGTAAATCTTTTTGATGTTAGATATCAAATGGCATTAAATGATTTTTATGGTATTAGAACAGGCATGGGTAACATGTCACAGTATAGCGTAACCAAAAGTCATCTGGCGATGATACAACAAATGTTAGACCCAGAAAAACAGATTAGATTTACAAGAGTAACAAACAAATTATACATCGACTGCAACTGGGAAGATGATATGAAGGTAGATGATTATTTAATATTTGAATGCTTTTCTGCCGTAGACCCAGAAACATACGGTGAGGTGTATGACAGTATGTTAGTAAAGAAACATTTCACTGCAAATTTAAAAAGGCAATGGGGACAAAATCTTTCGAAATTTGAAGGGATACAACTTCCTGGCGGAGTCTCATTCAATGGTTCGCAAATGTTCGAACAAGCACAACAAGATATTGAAAAGATAGAAGAAGAGGCATCACTACGATTTGAACTTCCTATAGATTTTAGTGTTGGTTAATGATCACTAGTGATCATCTTATCCTTTATATTCCCGGCACACAGAGATTATAAACCAGATTTGAAAAATTGTCAATACAAAAATATCTAAAAATAAAGAAAATATAACACATGGCCAAAAACCCATATTTCAAACACCAACAGTCTGAACAGAATCTTGTAGAAGACATCACCATTGAGTCTATTAAGATTCATGGCTATGACATGGTGTATATTCCAAGAACACTAGTAGGAGAGGATACCATTTTCGGTGAAGATGCCATTTCTAAATTTAGTGATGGTAATATGGTTGAGATGTATATTGATAGCGTAGACGGTTTTCAGGGAGAGGGTGATTTTATCAGCAAGTTTGGGTTGGAAGTCCGAGATAGTATCGATTTGGTAGTATCAAAGAAACGATTCGAGCAGACAATGTTATATAAGAGTCCAAGCATTAGCAGACCAAGAGAAGGGGATTTGATTTATTTTCCTCTTTCAAAAGGACTCTTCGAAATTAAATTTGTAGAGCATGAAAATCCATTTTATCAAATAGGTAAATTATTCACATATAAACTTTCATGTGAACTCTTCGTTTACGCCAACGAGGCACTAGATACTGGTTATAGTGATGTAGATAGAGTAGAAGATAACATAAACACATATGCTGTTGATTTGATTCTTTCTGCCAGAATATCTTCAGGATTAACATATATGGCAGGAGAATCCGTGTATCAAGTATTGGGTTCATCTGGAGATGGAATAACATTATCAAATGCAACATCTACCGCAAAGGTAATAGATTGGAGTCCAGTGGGAACTACAGGTGCTTTGAGAATCACAGATATTGCAGGGACATTCAACACAGCGAACGGAAATACAGTTCGTGGAGCATCTTCAAATGTGGAGTATAAGATTGGTTCTACAACTACAACTACAGTAATTGTTCCATCTGGAATGACAGGTGGTGCAGTCGGTGATAATGAAAACTTAGAATTTGAAGTAGACCTGAATAATGTGTTTGATTTATCAGATATCGATCCATTCTCAGGTGGTTCATTCTTCACGGGACAATAGGGGATTATAAATGTTTGGTTCAACTAATAGATTTTATCATACCTCAATCAGAAAACTTGTAATCGCATTTGGTTCTCTTTTTAATGATGTTCATATTAAGCGTGTGGGTGACGACAAAGAGATTCGTGTTCCCATCACATATGGTCCTAAAGAAAAATTCATCAGAAGAATTCAAGAAGATAGTTCCATAACAGATGACACAAAGGTTCAATACACCACACCGATGATGTCTTTTGAAATAGGGTCAATCACATACGACAGTAGCAGAAAAAGAAACACATTAGGTAAACGATTTATTCGTGATACCAGTAATGTAAATGCAGTAAAGTTCAATTACAGCGAAGTTCCATACAATGTAGATTTCACACTTGGTATTCTCGTTCGTCACTTCGAAGACGGATTACAAATAATAGAACAGATTCTTCCGTATTTCTGCCCAGAGTTCAATGTTACATTAAACATGAATGAAATAAATTCCAAAGTAGATGTTCCTATACTTCTAAACGATGTTTCCCTTGCAGAAGATTATGAAGGAGATTTTGATACAAGAAGAATGATTGAGTTTACTTTAACCTTTACTGCTAAAACATACTTATACGGAAAAATTCGAACATCTGCTCCAATCCGAAAAACAGAATCGTTCATATGGAATTATGGAGAGAGAGATTGGGTTTACGGCCCGACTGGCGCAACAATGTCTGGCGCAACTGGTGCATTGTCAATGGTAGAGGTTGGTGTCACTGGAGCAACAGCACATCCTGCATCATATACAACATATGATAAATTATATGTTTCTGGTGGAACCGCAGGTTCTAATTTAGATAATCTTGGAGGCACATCATAATGAGTAAAAAAAAGAAACCAAAGGTTGAGCAAAAAATTGCAGATGCTTTAGGTATTGATATAGAATTAAGTGAGGATAGTCCAATTAAGAAAAAAGAAATAAACGAAATAACTAAAGCAAGCGATGAACTGAAAAGTGATTATAGGTCGGTTCGTGGTAATTTATATTCCATCATCTCAAAAGGCAACGAAGCAATTGATGGAATTCTTGAGGTAGCACAAGAGGGTGATTCTCCTAGAGCATATGAAGTGGCCGCACAGATGATTAAGACGGTTGCAGAAGCAAATAAAGACTTGCTTGACCTTCATAAGAAAATGAAGGACATCAAGAAAGACAATTCCGGTCCTTCTAGTGTAACCCAAACAAATGCAATATATGTCGGTTCAACAAAAGAACTTCAGGAATTAGTGAATGACTCCAGAAGTGCCGCAAGACGATTACATAGTGATGATATTATTGATGTTGAGATAGAAAATGTCCAAGAAGAATAAATATCTCGGAAATCAAAATTTAAAAGCGGCCGGTGTTGCACAAGACTTTACAAAAAAGCAGGTGGAGGAATACCTTAAGTGTTCTAAAGACCCTGTTTATTTTATCAAGACATATATTAAAATTGTTTCTCTTGACGAAGGCCTTGTTCCTTTTGATATGTGGGATTTTCAAGAGGATATTATAGAAAAGGTTCACAATAATCGTTTTGTGATTGCTAAACTTCCAAGACAGACTGGTAAATCCACAACAATGATTTCTTATCTGTTGCATTATGTTTTATTCAATCAAGATGTAAATGTTGCCATTCTTGCAAATAAACTTGCAACTGCAAGGGAATTGCTCCATAGATTGAAACTTGCATATGAATATTTACCAGAATGGATGCAACAAGGCATTGTGGAATGGAACAAGGGTTCAATTGAATTAGAGAATGGGTCAAAGATTCTTGCGTCGGCAACTTCTTCGAGTGCAGTTCGTGGCGGTTCATTTAATATGATTTTCCTTGACGAATTCGCATATGTGCCACATGGGATTGCTGAAGAATTCTTCAGTTCAGTTTACCCAACAATATCTTCAGGACAAACTACAAAAGTTCTTATGGTTTCTACACCCAAAGGACTGAATATGTTTTATCGTTTCTGGGTGGATGCACAGGAAGGACGAAATGAATATGTGCCAATTGAAGTTCACTGGAGTCAGGTTCCCGGCAGAGATGCGGAGTGGAAAAGACAAACCATTGCAAATACATCAGAAGACCAATTCTTAACAGAATTCGAATGTGATTTTGTTGGTTCTAGTTCTACTCTAATTTCTTCTCATAAATTGAAATGCATACCATATATTGAACCAGAGATAACAAATTCAGATGGATTGAAAATATATGAAAAGGCCAAAGAAGACAGAGCATATTTTATTACGGTAGATACTGCCAGAGGACAGCAATTGGATTACAGTGCATTTGCTGTCGTAGATGCAACAGAAATGCCATATAAGGTCGTGGCAGTTTATAGAAATAATTCAATCTCACCACTGGTATATCCTACTACAATATACGCAGTAGGAAAACAATACAACGATGCACACATTTTAGTAGAAATAAACGATATTGGAGGACAAGTAGCAGATATCCTTCATGCAGATTTGGAATACGACAACATTTTACAATCTCAAGTAAAAGGAAGAAAAGGTCAAGTTCTCGGCGGAGGTTTTGGTAAAGGACAAAGCCAATTAGGATATAGAACCACGGCCGCTACAAAAAAAGTTGGGTGTTCTACTCTTAAAAGTTTAATCGAAGAAGATAAGTTTATAGTAAATGATGTTGATATAGTGGGTGAACTTATATCATTTATAGCAAAAAGACAATCATACGAAGCAGATGACGGACATAACGACGATTTAGTAATGTGTTTGGTGATGTTCGCATGGATTACCACTCAACCTTATTTTAAAGATTTGATGGATTCTGATATACGAACAGACATCTATAAAGAAAAAATACAAAAAATTGAAGAAAATATGATACCTTTTGGTTTTATTCAGGATGGTTCTTCTGAGGAGTATGAAGTGGATTCGGAAGGAGACATATGGAGAACAGTAGACGAAAATCAAATACGATGGTGATATGCGAAAATACTGTATTATATACATAAGAGGAAGAAATTGGATATTTTAGTAGAAAATATATCAACTAAATGAATGAGAATATTAATTTTAGACCTGTTTAGGATTAAAAGGAGAGAACAAAATGGCATTTCAAGTTAGTCCCGGCGTTAACATAACCGAAAAAGACCTTACCAATGTAATCCCTGCTGTTGCAACAACAAATGCAGGAGTAGCAGGATTATTTAGATGGGGGCCAGTTGGCAAAAGAATCACAGTTGATAGCGAACAAAATCTAGTCGATTTGTTTGGCGAACCAACTACAGACAACACCTATGCAGAATATTTCTGGACGGCAGCAAACTATCTTGGTTATGGTAATAACCTTCAGGTAGTCAGAGTTGCCGCAACAGACGCATATAATGCGGTATCTGGAGTAACAGCAGGTCAGATAAAGAATAAAGATGATTTTGATGATGGTGTTCCAGCCGCACTGGGCAGTGAACACTGGATTTCACGATATCCCGGCACGTTGGGGAACAGTCTTCAGGTAAAACTGTATGATGGTTCTTCGAAAATTCTCTCCGGCATAACTGCATCAGCAGGACGAACTGGCACCGTTGGCACACGAGCGACAGCATGGAATGGTTCTGGTGGAACATTTTCATCAGCACCGCTTGCGGGTGACGACCGAATCATAGTAGGACAATCACAGACTACTGCCGCTATTGAGAAGGGCGACAAACTAGTTTTCGCAGGTGGACAAGACAGAACAGTAAGAACTGCCGTAGCATCAGGTGGTGCTACCGCCGCAGTCCTCTTCGATCCTCCACTAGAAGCAGACCTCGCCGTAGGTGTGTCTCTTAGTGTAAAAACGAAGCACATGACCACATCGATTCAAGCAGGAGATGCAACTACAACCGCATGGGCCGCAGATCGTGGTGCAGTCGGTGACGAAGTTCATGTTCTTATTATTGACGAAGACGGTGATTGGACTGGCGTATCTGGTAGCGTTTTAGAGAAGTTTGAAAGTCTCTCATACGCAGGAAACGGCAAAGATGCAAACGGTGCAGCCAATTATTACAAAACAGTAATTAACGAACAATCTCGTTATGTTTGGGCAAATAACCTAGTTACTACTGCTCAAGGAACAGTCGGTGCAGATGCATCGAATGGCGTAACATGGGGTGCAGGAATAACAAC